TGTTTCCACCCATGCATCTTTGCTATTGGAACACCCATTATTTTAAAAGCATCTCGGTTATCAATCTCCCAAATAAACGGAATACTTTTATCCATAACAATGTCTTCCCCTCTTGCATCTACAGGATTATTTAAAACGACAGTACCAAATATGGCACGGACACGTTTAATACCTTTGATTATTTGCTTTGTCTTTTCAGGTAAAGCATTGTAATCTTTTATAAATCCTGCAGGTTTGCCACAGTTAAACCCACCCATGTTATCTTTCAAATCATTGTTGAGTCCTTCCGACATAACTGTTTTAACATAAAACCCATTTTCATTGTCAGGCTTAACATACTTTTTGTACATAAACCTTTGTATGTATGGTCTTATAGTAACAGTATCTGAGTAGTAAGAAGTATCATTCTCTAGGTCATCTAGTTTGTAAACTCCACCATTAACAAGTGCAGCTTGGGTCTTCTTACCTTTAACTTCTACCTCACCCATGATAGGTGAGTGAGATATTTTTAATCTATTAAGTGTAGACGTTTGTTTCTTTTGAGAAACATCTGCTGTCATGCCCATAGATTGTGACATGATTGCAAAATTATCTGTGTCTATTGTTGCTATATTATTATTCATATTTTTCTCCATAGTTGAAATTAAATTATATCATATAACGTCTTTGGTGTCAAGCCAATTATCACCAATTTTTGCTTCTAATAATAATGGCACATTTAACATAATATCAAAATGTGTATTTATTATTGCTGTCATATCTTCGTTTACTTGCTTTATGATAGATAGTATAAACTGTACTTCATTTGGGTGTACATCTATAACTATAGAATCATGTACAGTATTAACGACACATGACTTACATTTCCACCATTTTAATCTACTATGTATTGTATTAAGTATAAGTGGAACTATATCTGCTGTAGCAAAACTCTGCACAGGGTAGTTCTTTATCTGTGTAAAATAGGTAACACTACCATCTCTTTTTCTCTTTACATCAGGAAAAGAAAACTGTCTACCTGATGGTGTGGTTATCTTTCCTGTGTTCATAACCTCTTTAGCCAAGTTAGAATGCCACGAAGTAATCCCTTTGTATTTTTCCGTGAACTGTTTATAATATGTTGCTTCAGCAGTTGTCCTCCCAAACCCTGTTGCTCCGTAAAGAGGTGCAAATGTGTGTGCTTTACCCTCTTGTCTACTAATCTTTTGTCCTGCATCAGTAATAATCTTCGCAGTATACGAGTGAACGTCAAAGCCATCTTCAATCTCCTTTATTGCTGTTTCATCCTGTGACAAATATGCAGCAGCTCTAAACTCTAATTGTGCAAAGTCTGCTTCTAATATCTTGCCACCTTCCCAACGTGATACAAATACTCTTTTGACAGGAAATGTACCACCTCTAGGCATATTCTGCATATTAGGGTCTGCTCCACTAAACCTACCTGTTGCTGTTCTGTGTTGTAGCAGTTTAACGTGCAGTTTACCATCCTCTTTTACATTTGTTTGTATTCCATCAACAAAAGAAGACAGATAAGTGTCAAGTGCTGATAGTCTTATAACCTTTGATAAAAACTCTTCAGCTTGTTTCATACCTTTTTCTCTAGAAACTTTGAGTAAATAATCTAAATTAGTCTTACTTGTGCTCCATCCGTGTGCAGACACCCATTTAGCATTTGGTGGTGTAAATTTTAACCCTGCTATCTTATTAGTAGGTATGAACATATAACCAAGACTATCACATACATTACATTTGGTAGGTCGTGCATATGGCTTTCCATCTTTCTTTACCTTTCTTATTGACCCAACACCTTTACAGGTTTGGCATTTCTTTGCTTCTGTTTTATAGACTATAGTAGAATTGTTTTTTACCTTTTCTTTATACTCTTTAATAGGCATATAAGGTGAGAATATTACAGACCATTCTGTTTTACTATTTGGCTTTCTGCTATATATCATTGTAGATAATTGTTCAGGACTATTTAAGTTTATAGGTGTGTGACCCATTAAATTAACAACTTCTTTTCTTAAATAATCTTCTATTTCTTTTTTCTCATTTGTAAATTGTGTTCTAACATCATCTAATTTGGCTACGTCAACACTAAAACCATTCCTATATATATCAGCCAAAGTGAGGGCGACACTATTAGTAAGATTAACTGTATCATTAAGTCTAGAATATTCTTCGGTAGCAAGTTTATTAGTAATTTCATTGTATAACTCCTGTGTAGCTTTTAAATCTGCTGATAGATAAGATGATAACTCTTCTTTTGGTATTTCATCTACTCCATAGCCATCTTTTAAATATTTTTTAAGTGTGTCTTGTTTTTTAGTGTTTAAATTATATCTTTCTGCACAGGCTTCAAGTGATAATGGTTTCTTCTGACCACGTTGTAGTATGTATTCACCTAACATGGTATCAAATACCTTATAATCATATCTGTAACCTGTTTCCCAAAGCCACAATAAGTCGTGTACAATATTGTGACCTATCAATAGTGTAGTTTTATCTAATATTTCTTGTATTTTTTGTTTTGTACCTACACAAGCTGTTCCAAAAACATAATCATCAAATCTATACAGATGTTCCTCTCCTGTTTCTGTAAGCATACCCACCATAACTAATTTATTGTCAGGTTCAAATGGGTCAAAATGTTTTTTACCATCTCTGTCTGTAACTGTATTTTCTACATCAAGAACTAACTTCATTATATCTCCTTTAAGCTATGTATCTAGCTGTTTTATAATCTAACTCACAATGCACATTGCCATGCCAACCTGATAATTTATTCTTAACAATGTTTAAATGTCTTTGTGCATCTTCACCATCCTGTCCTTCTACAGGTGGGTTTTTAGCTATTAGTATCATCAAATCTGCTTCTGCAGCTTTTCCTGTTCTACTGCCTTCCATCATGCTCTGATTTAGTATTATCTTACCCTCTGCTTCGGCAGATAGTTGTGACATATAAAGCATGGCACAGTTGTATTGCTTTGCTATTTGTCTTGCATGAACTGCACAGGCTTTAAGTGCTTCATCTGCTCTTGCATACCCTTGTGTTGTAGCAAACTTATCACCCATGTCAAGTACAACTACATCAGGTTTATATGACTTAACAACTGATTCAACCCAATTCATATCTCTCATAGAACTGTCTTTTATTTTAATATTATCTTTAACTTTAGAATACAATTCCTGTGCTTTCTTTGGGTCGTTTCTAACTTCGTGTAATGTCATTCCTGTAGCAGATGTGAGGTATCTAGCACCAACTCTATGGCTACCCTCTTCATTACATAGCACAATACATTTAGCACCTTGATGTGCAAAACCATTTGGTGATGCTATCAGAGATGCATGGAAAGATGTTTTACCTGTATTAGGTCTAGCACCTATCTCAATAAGATGTCCTGCATTAATACCCTCTACCTTTCTGCACAAAGATGGTATGTTAAATGTCCACCTAGCTTCAAGGTCATTCTTATCAAGAAGAGTTTTAATCTCTATGTCATCCCATTCGATATTTAGATTAGGTGTGAAGTCATCTCCGTACTGTTCAAGTATGTTTCTCAAAGGTTCTAAACTTGCCTTTGTTCCATTGACATAATCAAATCCAAGATTAGCAATGTCTTCACCTATAATCTGTTGAAATAGTTTAGCCAATACATCCTGTGCTACATCTTTACCAAGACTTTCTTCTTTCTTTATCTTGGCAAACATAGAACCATAGGCAACTTTCTGTGCCGTAGTCATGGAAGGATTATTTGACATAAACAATGCTTCAACTTCGTCAGGTGTAACATCTCTATTGTACTTGTCAATAGCCAAGTCTAACATTTCTTTTACTTTTCTTACGTCTTTACTGAATAGTCTGTTAGGACATCTAGCACCTCTATGGTCATCATAAAAGTCTTTATCCATCAAACTTCTTACTAATGCTAATTCCATATCATCTCCTTTAAGTTAGCAATATCTTTCTTCTTACTATATTTTAAATCATCTGTCAACTTTAAAACTTTGACATCTTTTACCCAACCTTTTAATTCTTTTGCAATCTGCAATGTTTTTGGTAGTGCATCAGGGTCTAATGCCACAACCACCTTATCAAAATGCTTTGATATGATACTCTTATGCTCGTCAAGTAAACTTGTTCCTAGTAAAGCAATACCTGCAATACCATAATTAGATACGACACAAGCACTAATACAATCCTCTACTAGCACACAAGATGTATTCTTTTCAGATGTAGTAGCATTGTAAAGACCTCGCATGAAAGGATATTTACTTTTACCATACCTCTTCCATTTAGGAAATCTGTCAAATATACTTCTACCTATGGCATCTACAACTACACCATCATCATTAAATATTTTAAATACTGCTCTGTCCTCACGAATATCGTGCATACAGAACTGTGCATAAATGTCTTGATATTTTTTTGGTACGATAAAATCAATAACTTCCTGTTTAAAGTCTACAATATATTCAGGAAATGTAAATGTATCTGTTACAGCTTTATCACCTACATATTTCTGTTTTATTTCATCTACAGATAAGTTCACTTTCATGCTACCACCAACACTACAACTTGCTTTGTAACAGTTCCAAAGTTTCTGACCCATGTTGTTAGTAATTGTAAAAGTTTTATACCCATTACATACAGGACAATTCATTCTTTTTGTTTCTCCCATACTAATGTCTATATCATTTATATGTTTATATATATCTATCATGTTACTGTTTCCTTGTCGGCAGTTAAATGTAAATACCATGAATTTTACATCCTGTCAAGTGTTTTATTTGCATTTCTTTTTTCTAATGCATAATTTGCACTATCAAAGGTGTGTTTTATGTATGGTTTAACACTCTGTGGGTTGGCATGACCTGATACAGACATTATCTGATTTATGTCTACACCTGAATCATTCATTTCAGTTATGGCAGTTGCTCTGAGATGCATTAATTGCAATTCACTTCTCAATCCTGCTATCTCCATAACCTTTTTACCTGCTTTTGATACATTTTGTAGCAGATATGGTCGGTATCCGTCATGTATAGGGTATGGTCTTGGTGCTACATATTCCTGAAAACCAAAGTCAGTGTGTTGTTTTTGCAACACTCTAAATAAATTATCGTTGATAGGCAAAAAAACTTCTTTCCTTTTCTTCGATTGTTTGAGATAAAGTCTTTGGGTATCAAATTGTATGTTATCCCATTTCAGAAGTCGCATATCTCCGATTCTCTGACCCCATTCGTATGCCATGTGTACAATTAAACCAATACTCCTGTGTTTAAAGTCACTATATGCAACATTTAAAAACTGTTTCACTTCGTCAGGTGTCCAAATAATCCTGTCGCACTCTGTCACTTTACGTTTAACATCTCGACAGGGATTTATTTGTATGTAACCCATCTCTATTGCATAAGAAAATAGTGTATTGGCTACTGCCATCACATGATTAGCAAACGATATTCCTCTTTTAACCCATTTCTCGTAGGCTTTCTTCATCATTGGGGTAGTTATACTGCTCAATCTAATTTTACCCATGTAGTCGCTCTCTAAAAGAGTTTTAAGGTTATATAAATAATCTTTCTGTGTCTTCTCTCGTAGCAGACTAAAATCATTTGATTGTATATAGTTGTTGTATAATTCTTGTAGT